AAAAACAAACAAACGGATTAGAGCTATGAGTGTAAATTTAAGATTGAATTAATCTGAGTTTCTGTGGTACTTATTGAAAGTATTTTGAGGATTAATAGTTATGAAAGATAAAGAAGAAGATAAACCAAAATTAGTTTTAGTAAGTGAATCGGCAAGTAAGAAAAATTCGCCAACCGACTTACCGATACTGACACCGAAACAGAAAAAGTTTTTGGAAGGTATAACCAAAGGAAAACTCTCGGCTACTGAAAGTTATCGGCTTGCATATGATTGTGAAGGCATGAAAGATTCTTCGGTCTATGTTGAGAGTAGCAAATTAATTCGTCACCCAAAGATTACCCTACACTTAGAACGACATCAGGCAATGATTGACCGAACTGCACAAGCCACCATGCTCTCTGTCAAAGAGTATGTGGAAAATGGATTGAAGGAAATAATTGAAGATGAGGAGTCGAATGTTAATGCCAAAGTGTCTGCGTTATCTTGGCTCGGAAAATCTGTTGCAATGTTTACAGACAAAGTTGAGTCTACTGACGAAAATAAATCTGTCCAAGAACTAGAGGAAGAACTCAGACGCAAGTTAGGTCTAACTGACTAACACTAGCAAGCGAATACCAACCCCTGAAAATAAAACTTGGATTTCCTGAGATTAATTAAGGTTAATTATCACACGATTTTACAGCACCCCAACCCCCTAGATACATAACGATTACAGGATTATCATATACACAGTGATTTGCTCAAATAATACTATTGATTTCACTAATTAGCTGCTAAAAACATTAAACCTATTAAAACTAAAGCTAATAAAATACCTGGTAAACTAAAATTTCTTTTAGATTCAATACTTTGCAGTAATTCTTTGTCTTTTTTAGCTAATTCTTGCAATATTTGGTTGTTAGGTTTTTCATATGCTTCATTAATATCAGGAGTATCTGGATTATCCTTGATGTAATGGCCTTTTTTATTACGAGCTCTCTTTAAATTTGTCTTTTTTGCTGCTTTTTTCTTAACAGTCTTAGTTTTTTTTGTTTTTTCTACCATTTTTTCCTCCGCTGGTAATTTGTTTTAAGGATTTCAACCCTTTTTTTTTAGGATTTTAGGTAAACAATCCCTTATCCTCAGAAATTTTACTTTTTTAGTGGTATTATCGAAACCCCCTCTGGTATAATACTAGATACTAGGTATTATCTAGTATAGATAAATAACAGTATAGAATCTACTAGGTAGATTCTAACTAGTATATATCTAAGTATATACTCTTGTGAAAGTTTTTGCAAGTAAATGGTTTCGCTGGTATTTCGATACCCATGCTCCATACTTTATGGGTTAGACATGATGATTCGAAATAAGGCGAGGAAGTCCTAAACGCCCTCCCTAGTTTAGGGCTTCCAAATAATTAAAAACAATGCTATGTTTTTATTAACAAGGGAGAATTTAATGAAAGATAAAAACTATAGAGGCAAGAGGTCACATACTGCCCAAAAAAGACCATGGTTAAGAGAAATGTTTCCAGAACTATATCCAGGTAGTGGTAAAAAATCAGCTAGAAAGAAGAAAAAACAACAAGCAAAAGCTGAAAAACTAACACACAACAATCAAGTTTTTGAAGTAAGAGGTAATTTCTTAGTTGGTGAGGTAGATGGTAAAACATAAGGAAGAATATAAAAAGATTGCACGCTGGAAGTATGAGCTACACGCTTATAGAAAAGCTAAGAAAGCTAAAGTAACTATGCCAACTTACAATTTTACGAAGGATAAAGATGATGAAGGAAACTAAAGAACTAACAATTACTTTTAATCACGATCATAAAGCTACTTACATTTTAGTTAATGTTAATGGCGAATATCATAAAAAATACTTAACAGAACAACAACATGGAAATATATTACAAGGATGTGTTTCATCTTATTTTCAAAAAAGGTCTATCGCTTTGTTAAATGATGCTGTAAAATTAGAAAAAGATTCTGAAGAACTATTGGAGAAATCAGAAAAACTATTGGAAGTAGCAAAAAGTTTATAATGGCAGAAAGAAAAAAAACTAAACCTATAAGAAGAACCACTAAAGGTAAGGGTGCTAATTACCGACCTACTAAGTCTGGTGCTGGAATGACAGCAAAAGGAGTAAAGGAGTATCGTAAAAAAAATCCTGGCTCTAAATTAAAAACTGCTGTTACTGGTAAAGTTAAGAAAGGTAGTAAAGCTGCAAAAAGAAGAAAAAGTTATTGTGCTAGGTCATTAGGCCAGTTAAAGAAAAGTAGTGCTAAAACTAGAAATGATCCTAATTCAAGGATAAGACAAGCAAGAAGAAGGTGGAAATGCTAATGGAAAGAATACATAAAACAAATTTAAAAGTTATAAAGTATCCTTTGATTAATGTAAGAAAAGGTCTTCAAAAAAAATACAGAGGTATAGAATATAAAATTAATAGAACAAAAGCTAAATTAAGCTATCGCCCTGCACTATACAGAGGTGTAGAATATTTAATGGAGAAGAAATATGAAAAAATCTAAAGGTAAAGCTCGCAGAATGATGGGTGGTAAATCTGTTAAAGGAAAACCGAGAGGTGGAGTTACTCGCATGAAAGCTGGCAAAAAAGTTAAAGGTAAAATGAGAGGCGGCAAAAGATAAATAAAATTAGGGAGGTTTTATGTCTTATCTAATATCTAATATTCCATACTTTAAAGTGTGGGTAAGAAAAGAGTTTACGGCTAATCACGAGAAATATCATGGAGAGTTTATTCATGGATTAGCTGTAGCAGTTAATTGCATTCCAGATAGGTCATTATCATTTCAAGTAATTTTTACAGGTTGTGAAGACATGGACAATAATGTTCATGGTGGTGCTATGTGGGCTAGAATGCCAATACAAGGAATGGTAGCAGATATTCCTGTAGAAGAATGGCCTGACAGAATGGAAAATCATTTATGTCAACCTTGGGATTGCATGTCACATCATCATTCAGTTGTATCAATAGACAGAGCATCATCATCACCTTGGTATGCAAAAATAGATGGTGAGTTTTATATGGCTAAATATATTTTTACTGTTGATTACACCGAGCATGAAATAGCTGATAGCCCGGATCAACATAAACAAAGTCATGTATTATATTTAACTGAAGGTCAATGGAAAGGAAATGTTGTTGCTTTGCCAAATAATAGGGTAAGGGTTACTAATCCTGCTTTATGGGTTACAGGAGAAGGTGCTCCTGATTTTATGCCTAGTCAAGAAATACACAGCAGTGAAGAACATGAAAGTTATACTGATCCTAATATAACCTTTAACAATTTATATAAATAAGGTAATGTAAAAAAATGGCCACAAAGAAAAAAACAAAAAAGAAAACTAAATCTCGTGTTAATGAAGCAGGTAATTACACTAAACCTTCTATGAGAAAAAGTTTATTTAATAAAATAAAAGCTGGAACTAAAGGCGGTAAAGCAGGTCAATGGTCTGCTAGAAAAGCACAAATGCTTGCTAAACAATACAAATCAAAAGGTGGTGGCTATAAATAATGGCACTTAAAAAAACACAAAAATCTTTAAAAAGATGGGGTAAACAAAAATGGAGAACCCCTAGTGGAAAAAAGTCATCTGAGACTGGAGAAGTATATGCACCTTCTTCTACTATTAAAAAATTAAAATCTACTGCAAAAGGAAGAGCTAAACTTTCAAGAGCAAACAAAAAGAAAAGAGAAGCTACATCTAAAGGTAAACAACATGCTAGACATGGGTTACATAAAGGTAAAAAAAGATAATGGCTAGAAATTACAAAAAAGAATATAAAAATTATCAAGGAACAGATAAACAAAAAAAAAGAAGAGCAGCAAGAAATACAGCTAGGAATAGAGCATTAAAGAGTGGTAAAGTTCGTAAAGGTGATGGTAAAGATATTCATCATAGAGACGGAAACCCTAAAAACAATTCAAAAAAGAACCTAGCTGTTACATCTAAAAGAAATAATAGGTCTTTTCCAAGAAACAAAAAAGCAGGAAAAAAATGACTCTGGATATATCTTCTTCTGATGTTTTAGACAATCTGTCTACTTACGCACCTGCAAAACAAAAAGAAATACTTGAGATTCTTCATAACTTAGAAGACGCTAAAAATAGAGAAAAATGTCAGGAAAAGTATCTTCCTTTTGTAAAACATATGTGGCCAGCTTTTATTAATGGTAATCACCATAAAATTATGGCAGATGCTTTTCAGGATGTTGTTGATGGCAAATTAAAAAGATTAATTATTAATATGCCTCCTCGACATACCAAGTCTGAGTTTGCTAGTTATCTTTTACCTGCTTGGTTTTTAGGTAAATTTCCCGGAAAGAAAGTAATTCAAACAGCACATACAGCAGAACTAGCTGTAGGTTTTGGTCGTAAAGTCAGAAATTTAGTTGGAGATAAAGATTTTCAAGGTGTATTTGGAGATGTAAAATTACAATCAGACAGTAAAGCAGCTGGTAGGTGGAACACAAATAAAGGTGGAGAATATTTTGCTATTGGTGTTGGTGGTGCTGTTACTGGTAAAGGTGCTGATTTATTAATTATTGATGACCCTCATTCAGAGCAAGAAGGTGCTTCTGCTGATGTTAATGTTTTTAACAAAACCTATGAATGGTATACTTCTGGTCCAAGACAAAGATTGCAGCCAGGTGGTGCTATTGTTATAGTTATGACCAGATGGCACGACAGAGATTTAACTGGTCAAATTGTAGATGCTAGTATCAAAAGAGGTGGCTCTGATGAATGGAAGGTAATTGAACTTCCTGCAATTATGCCTTCAGGAAATCCTTTATGGCCAGAATTTTGGAAAATAGAAGAGCTTGAAGCATTAAAAGCAGAACTTCCTGTTTCTAAATGGTCTGCACAATATCAACAAAACCCTAGCTCAGAAGAAGGTGCTTTGGTCAAAAGAGAATGGTGGCAAATTTGGGAACATGAAACTCCACCTAAATGTCAGTTTATTATTCAATCTTGGGATACAGCATTTTTAAAAACACAAAGAGCCGACTACTCGGCTTGTACTACATGGGGTGTATTTTATGCCGAAGATGAATTTGATGGCGTGATGACACCACAATTAATTCTTCTTGACGCATACAAAGAAAGATTAGAGTTTCCTGAACTAAAAGCAAAAGCAATGGAAATGTATAAAAATTATCAACCTGATGCTTTTATTGTTGAGGCTAAAGCAGCAGGTACTCCATTAATATTTGAGTTGCGTTCTATGGGTATCCCAGTTTCAGAGTATACACCAAGCAGAGGAAATGATAAGATAGCTCGTGTGAATGCAGTTGCAGACTTATTCGCTTCTGGTATAGTATGGTGTCCAGAAACAAGATGGGCAGAAGAAGTTGTTGAAGAATTTGCAGCTTTTCCAAATGCAGAACATGATGACCTTGTTGACAGCAGTACGCAAGCGTTAATAAGGTTTAGACAAGGTGGTTTTGTTAGTCTATTTAGTGATGAAGTAGAAGAACCATTTAACGAAAGAAAAAGAGCTGATTATTATTAAGGATAAAAAATGGCTATAGAAAAAGGAATTGTTGTAGAAGAATCAAAACCACAAAGTGTAAATGGTGAGGCTATAGAGATAGAAATAGTAAACCCTGAATCAGTTGGAATAGAAACTGAAGATGGGGGAATGGAAATTAGTTTTGAAGAAACAAGTGGTTTAGAATCTGGTTTTGGAGAAAATTTAGCAGAATTATTAGATGATACTGAATTAGATATACTAGGTAATGATATTGTAGATAATTTTAATTCAGACAAAGAATCAAGAGCAGATTGGGAAGAAACATATGTAAAAGGTTTAGACCAGTTAGGTCTTACTGTTGATGAAAGAACAGAACCATGGCCCGGAGCTTGTGGTGTATTTCATCCACTTTTATCTGAAGCAGTTATAAGGTTTCAATCACAAGCTATATCAGAAATATTTCCAGCAGAAGGCCCAGTAAAAACTAAAATTGTTGGAACTGTTAACATAGAAAAAGAAAAACAAGCTAATAGAATACAAGAGTATATGAATTATCTATTAACTGAAAAGATGGTTGAATATAGAACCGAAACTGAAAAGCTCCTATTCTCTCTCCCCCTTGCAGGATCGGCTTTTCGTAAAGTGTACTATGATTCAAACATGGGGAGACCTTGCTCTATATTTGTTCCAGCAGAAGATTTTGTTGTAAGTTATGGAGCAAGCGACCTTCTAACATGTGAAAGAGCTACTCATGTTATGAAAAAATCTGAAAATGATATTAAAAAATTAATGCATTCTGGTTTTTTTAGAGATATTGAACTACCCTCACCTGCTCCAGATATTGATGAAATAACAGACAAATATAATCAATTAACTGGGGAAAGTAGTGTTAATTATGATGACGATGGTAGACACACTATTCTTGAAATGCAAATTGATTTAGATTTACCTGGTTTTGAGGATATGGAAAACGGAGTACCAACAGGTATTGCACTTCCATATATTGTAACAGTTAATAAAGCTGATGGTAAAGTTTTAGCAATTAGAAGAAACTATAAACAAAACGATCCTAAAAAAACTAAAATACAACATTTTGTTCACTATCAATATTTACCAGGTTTAGGTTTTTATGGCTTTGGTTTAATACATATGATTGGAGGACTAAGTAAATCAGCAACATCTTTATTAAGACAACTTGTTGATGCAGGTACTCTTTCAAATTTACCAGGTGGTCTTAAAACTAGAGGTCTTAGAATTAAAGGTGATGACACACCTATTATGCCTGGAGAGTTTAGAGATGTAGATGTTCCTGGAGGTACTATAGCAGAGAATATTTCTTTTTTACCTTACAAAGAACCAAGTCAAACACTGTATGCATTACTTACAACGATTGTTGATGAAGGTAGAAGATTTGCAAGTTTAGGAGATTTAAAAATTGCTGACATGAACAATGAAGCACCTGTTGGAACTACTCTTGCTCTTATGGAAAGACAAATGAAAGTTATGAGTGCAATTCAATCTAGGCTTCACGCAGCTATGCATAAAGAGTTTGTTATATTAACAACAATAATAAAAGATTTTACACCACCAGAATATCCATATTTTGAAGACCCGGAAGAATTTTTAAAGTCAGAAGACTTTGATGGTCGTGTTGATGTTATACCAGTAAGTAATCCTAATGCCGCTACAATGTCACAAAGAATTATGCAGTATCAAGCGGCACTTCAGTTAGCACAACAAGCTCCAGAAATGTACGATATGCAAGAACTTCATAGACAGATGTTGGAAGTTTTAGGTATTGAAAATGTTGATAAAGTCATTCCTACTACAGATGACCTTGAACCTACTGATCCTATTACAGAAAATATGAATTTTCTTAACCTTAAACCAAACAAAGCATTTGAATATCAAGACCATGAAGCACATATTGCTGTTCATATGGCAGGTGTTCAAGACCCAGAGTTCCAAGAACAATCTCAAAACAGTCCTTCTTCATCAACTATAATGATGGCAGTTGACTCTCATGTTCGTGAACATTTGGCTTTCCAGTATAGAGAACAGGTTGAGGCAGAAATGGGAGTTCCGTTACCTCCTATAGGAGAACCATTACCAACAGATGTAGAAAAAAGATTATCTGAACTTGTTGCACAAGCTGCTGAAAAGTTATCAATGCGTAAACAACAAGAAGCTCAACAGCAACAAATACAAGAACAAATGGAAGACCCAATTATACAACAAAGAAACAGAGAGCTTGATATTCAAGAAGGCGAGCTAATGAGAAAAGCTCAAGCTGATATGGCTAAAGCTGAAAATAATAAAGCTAAAATTAAAGCTGATGTTATGAAAGAAATGGAAAGAATACAATCAGAAGAAAAAATTGAAGGTGCTAAATTAGGACAAAAAATTGGAGATGCATTACTTGAGGCTGCAATGAAAGGTGAAGGAAACTCAGCCAAAGAGTTTGCAGAGGGAGTAAGGCTCGCAATAGAAATACAAAGAGAAATTAACAATCAAAGTAAATAGGAGGCATTATGAAAAATTTAGTTTTTATTTTTATAGTCACTGTTTTTCTTGTAGGTTGTGGTAGTTCAAGAATAATGTTGAACGCTGACATTCCAGAATCACAAGAAATAGACATAAGAATTACTACTCAAGACAACGAAGCAGAATAATTTTTTTTAAAATAATTGTGTAATCATTGTTTTTGTGTAATATATACTTAAATATATTTAGGGAGTTTCGATGGCGGAATCAGCTTTTAGTCTATTAAGACAAAATTTACAAAAAAGAAGAAAAGATTTTGAAGAAAATCTTGGACAAGGTTCTGCCAAAGAATACTCAGAATATAAAAAAGTTGTAGGTATTATCGAAGGATTATCTATAGCTGATAGAGAGATTGCTGATTTAGAAAGCAGAATGATGGAGGACTAAATGGGAGTTATCGAACCGACTAAAAAAAAGATAAAAGTAGTTGATAAAAGAAAAGATGAAAAACCAGAGGCTAAAGAAGATATAGCAAGTCAACTTCCAGAACCTCAAGGATATAGAATTTTAATTGCTTTACCAGAACCAGAAGATAGAACTAAAGGAGGCATTTATAAAACTGAAACTGAAATACACACGGAAGAGATTGCGACAGTAGTTGGTTTTGTTTTAAAAATGGGTGAAGATTGCTATGATGACAAGAAGAAATTCCCATCAGGAGCATGGTGCAAGGAAGGAGACTGGATTGTTTTCCGTGCTTTTACAGGCACACGCTTAAAAATACACGGCAAAGAATTTAGAATTATTAATGACGACAATGTAGAAGCTGTCGTTCAAGACCCAAGAGGCATAGAAAGAGTATGACCGAAACACAATCAGCCGAAGAAGTAACAGATAATCAATCATTACCTGAAACTTCACAAAGTGCAGAAGAAAAATTTTTAGGAGTAAAATCTACTGTAGGCACAAATAAAGACTCCGATAACATAGAAATAGAGGTAATAGACGATAGGCCTGAAGAAGATAGAAAGCCTCCTCGAAATGTTAAAACAGATGATAATAAAGAAGAAATATCTGACTTATCAGAAAATGCTAACAAAAGAATAAAAAAACTAAAATATGACTACCATGAAGAAAGAAGAGAAAAAGAAGCAGCATTACGACTCAGGGATGAGGCGATTAATCATGCTAAAAGAGCTGTTAATGAAAATCAAAGGCTCTCTCGACTTGTTGGTACTGGTCAGGAAGAACTTGTTAAACAAGCAACAGAAAAAGCAGAATTTGCAAAAAAAGCAGCAACAAAAGCGTATAAGGAGGCCTATGAGTCTGGTGACGCAGAAGCGATTGCACAAGCTCAAGCAAACCTCACGGATGCGACATTTGCACATTCACAAGCTGTAAATCTTCCACAACAAATAGCAAATCAAGTTCTTGCAACTGAAGAACAAGAAAGAGCTACACAACCAAAACAAACACAACAACAGTCAAATCCAACTCCCCCACCACCAGATAAAAAAGCTCAAGAATGGGCTGTAGACAATGAGTGGTTTGGTAAAGATGAAGAAATGACAAGTTTTGCATATGGCTTACATAATAAACTAGTGGTGAAAGAAGGTATTGACCCAACATCAGATGAGTATTATGATCGCATTAATTCACGCATGAGGGAAGTATTCCCAAATGAGTTCGAGGGTACAGCACAGGCGTCAGTAGCAGAGCCTGAAGAACCTCGCAGGTCGTCAGAAGTAGTTGCTCCAGCGACTAGAAATAATGGAGCAAAACCTAAAAAGGTTAAATTAACAGCTACCCAAGTTACCCTCGCTAGGAAACTTGGTATAACACCAGAGCAATATGCAGCTCAACTAGTAAAGGACAGATAATTATGACTAAAGATAAAAAATTTGAAAATGTAGAAGTTGGTAAAAGTAATAACCAGCAAGAAAACATTGAATCCGATGTACTTGAAGCAGCAGAAGCTACAGGTGACAGCCGCACACCACGAGAAACTCGTGGGAATAATGATAGAGCCGACACGCAGCGAACAAAAGCGTGGCAGCCACCATCAGTTTTACCTGATCCAAAACCACAAGATGGTTATGTTTTTAGATGGATAAGAACTTCTATTATAGGTCAAGCAGACAATCCAAATGTTTCTTATAGATTCAGAGAAGGTTGGGATGCTTGTAAATCAGAAGACCATCCTGAACTTAAAGTTTTGTGTGACCAAAATTCAAGATGGGCAGATCAAGGAAATATTGAAATAGGTGGTCTTTTACTATGTAAAGCTCCTGTTGAAATTGTGGAAGCAAGAAGAGAATATTATGATAAATTAGCTCAACAACAGGTAGATTCCATAGACAGTAATTATTTGAAAGAAAGTGATCCGAGAATGCCAATGCTTGAACCGCAAAGGTCTTCTAGGACTACATTCGGCAAACATTAAACATAAATACGGAGTAAATTATGGCTACAAAAGCAACCCCAATGGGTGCAGAGCCAGTAGGTACTACTTCAGCAAGTGGCTCATTTAGTGGAAAAACAAGACATATTCCAATTAAATCAGCAGAAGGCACAAGCATCTTTTATGGTGATTTTGTGAAACTTGTTGTAGCAGGAGGAGTTGTAACAGTGGCAAAAGACACTGGTACTGCAACACTCACACCTGTAGGCATCTTTTTAGGATGTAGATATACTGATCCTAATACTAAACAACTTACTTTTGCTCAATCCTACAACACATCTATTGCAGCTGATGACATTGAAGCTATCGTTTTAGACGATCCAAATGTTGAGTTCAGAATGCAAGCAGATGGAGCTGTAGCGAAAGGCAAAATCGGCAGTAACATAGCTGTGGTGCAAACCGCAGGTTCAACAGACATCGGAAGAAGTAAAAATGCTCTCGATGCTTCTACTGCTGCCGCAACAAACACTTTACCAATTCGTATACTTGGATTCGTAGAAAGCGGAGAAAGCACACCAGGAGATGCATACACTGATCTTATTGTGAAATTCAACGCAGGAATGCACGCATACGATAAGGCATTAGGCATATAGGAGAATAAGATATGGCAATTTCAAGAGCCCAGATGCTCAAAGAGCTACTTCCAGGTCTAAACGCTTTGTTTGGTTTGGAATATGAAGGATACGATTCAGAACACGCAGAAATTTATGAAACTGAAAATTCTGATCGTTCATTTGAAGAAGAAGTGAAACTTTCTGGTTTTGGTCAAGCACCTGTAAAAAATGAAGGAGCAGCAATGACTTATGATTCTGCTCAAGAATCTTTTACTGCTAGATATAACCACGAAACTATTGCTTTAGGTTTTGCGATTACTGAAGAAGCAATGGAAGATAATCTTTACGATAGTCTTTCAAGCAGATACACGAAAGCATTAGCTAGAGCTATGGCTTATACTAAACAAGTAAAAGCTGCATTTCCTCTAAATAATGGTTTTACTAACACTTTTCAGTCAGGAGATGGCGTAAATTTATTTACTGCTGTTGGTGATGGCGTAGCAGGAGGGGGTGGTCACCCTCTAGTAGATGGTGGATTCAATAGTAATCGACCAGTTACAGCAGCAGACCTTAATGAAACTTCATTAGAAGCTGCTATCATAGATATTTCTGGTTATACTGATGAGCGTGGATTATTAGTTGCAGGTCGTGCAAGAAAACTTATTGTACCATCTAATCTAATGTTCGTTGCTCAAAGAATACTAGCAACTGATCTAAGACCTAACACTGCTGACAATGATATTAATGCTATTAAGTCATTAGGAGTAGTACCTCAAGGTTACTCAGTTAATCACTATTTAACTGATACAAACGCTTGGTTCTTACTTACTGATATACCTAATGGTATGAAACATTTTGTTAGAACACCGTTAGAAACTGGTATGGATGGAGATTTCGATACAGGTAATGTTCGTTATCGTGCTAGAGAAAGATACAGCTTTGGTGTATCAGACCCTCTAGGAATCTACGGAAGCCCAGGTTCTTCATAGGTTTTTAAAGCAGAAAACTTTAAGGAGGATGCTCTTGCATCCTCCTTTTTTTTTGTGTACTATTAAATTATAAAAACGAATCACTTGACTAACTTCGGTTAGACAACCCAACGACAAGGAGATTAAAATGGGTAAAACAACATTTTCAGGGCCAATTAAAGCAGGCACTATTAACGATACAACAGGAACTACAGTAGGAACAGATGTTACTAATGTAGGTTTTGTTACAATGGCACAATCAAAATTAGTAGATATTACAGGTGCAAGTCATCTTAATCAAAGAGTTGCAGTAGTTCCTGCAAACTCACAAATTGTAGATGTTATTTTAAATGTAACAACTGCTGGTAATGATGGTGGAGCAGCTACTATTGATGTAGGAACTGCAGCAGATGCAGATGCTTTCCTAGATGGTATTAATACTAAAGCAGTAGGAACAACACATGGAACTTTAGATACAGAAGCTACTAATGTAGGAACAACTGATTTAGAAGTTCTTGCTGATTTTACAGGTGCTAATGGTGACGGAACAACAGGTGTTGCTACAGTTACTGTTCTTTATGTTCAAAACAATAACCTTTCTTAATAATTAAGGAGGTCTAAATGACAGAAGAAAAAAAAGATAAAGCTAAAGCTAAACCTAAAAAAACATCAAATAAATACACTAGAGCTGGTTTTGTTCAAGCTGTAAGGTCTGCTAAAAAGGAGAAGTAAATGGCTGCAACATTAAGAAAAATTCAAGATGGAAGTAGCAGAGCAGTATGCGTTTTTACTAATCCTGACAATACATCAGAAACTAATGCTGTAAAAATTGATTTAAATAGTGGTGGAACAGGTTTAACTTTAGAAGATAATCAACTAGGTCAGAAGTGTACAAGAGTAGGTATTGAAAAAATATGGTACTCTAATGTAGGTATGGGCGTTAAAATTCTTTTTAAAGCAAATGCTAATGAACTAGCTATTGAACTTAAACAAGATTGGTCTGATACAATATGTTTTAAAGAGTTTACTGCGTTAAGAGACTCAGAAACAGCAGGTACTAATGGTGATATTTTATTTACTACTGTTGGTGCAGGTTCAGGCGACACTTATACTATTATTATTTCTTTTAAAAAATACTACGGATAATAAAGGCACATAACCCTCTAGGGAGGAGGCTATTTATGGCAAATCATTCAGTCAAAGACCATGTTTTAATTTCTGCTTTAGATCAATTTTTAAAATCAGGATCACAAAAACAAGCAGCTAAAGACTTAGGAACACCTTTAACAACTTTTCGTGCTCATTGTAGAATGGCAAAATCAAGATGGAATATAACGGAAGATGAATTTTGGAATAGAGATTTTAAACATAAAATTCCTAATTCAGAACAAGTTTTTGCTCCAAGATTTGAAAGTATTAATCCTGATGCAGAAGATGATATAGAAGAATATATAAATCATCTTGAAAAAAGATTTGTTAGAGCTAAAAACAAAAAAGAAAAATTAAAGTGGCATAAAGTTAAAATTCAAAAAAATGAACCTATAGGATTAGTTTGGTTAGGTGATCCTCATATTGATGATAATGGATGTGATTGGGTAACCCTTAGAAGAGATTTAGCTATAATAAATTCTCATCCTAATATAAAAGGTTGCAGTTTGGGAGATTTACAAAATAATTGGGTAGGCCGCCTAGGCAGGCTCTACGCCAATCAGGACACTTCTGCTGAAACTAGCTGGAAGCTCGTGGAATGGCTTGTAAAAGAAGGAGATTTTCTTTTGCTCGTAGGAGGTAACCACGATCTCTGGTCTGGTGCAGGTGATCCTATTACATACATGAAATCAGAACATACGATATATGAGCCTTGGGATGCAAGAATATGCCTTGAGTTTCCTAACGGAAAACAATGTAAAATTTACACGGCTCACGATATGCCAGGTCATTCACAATGGAATCCACTTCATGCTCAGATGAAAAAAGCTAAATGGCAAAGTGATGCTGATTTATACATATCAGGGCACAAACATAATTGGGCATTAGCACAACATGAATTATATGATGGAAAAATTCATTGGTTAGCTCGTGCTCGTGGTTATAAATTTTTTGATGATTATGCAAGAAACCTTGGATTAGATGAACAAAAAAATGGTCAAGCCATTATGCAAGTAATTGATCCGTTTGCAGAAGGCACTAGCTTTACACATTGTTTTTCTGATATAGAATATGGAAAAGAATTTCTTATGTTTCTTTTAGACAAATATTCTGATAAAAAGAAAGAATAACAATTTTGTGAGTTTTAAATGGCAGTAACAGGTACATCAACTTTTAATTTAGATATTGGAGAAATTTGCGAAGAAGCATTTGAAAGAGCTGGTTTAGAGCTTAGAACTGGATATGACCTTAGAACAGCTAGAAGGTCTTTAGATTTATTGTGTATTGAGTGGCAAAATAGAGGTATAAATCTTTGGACTATAGAAAAAAAAGAATTAACTTTAGTTCCAGGTCAAACTACATATACCTTAGATGCTGATGTTGTAGACCTTATAGAACATTCAATAAGAACAAATGCTGGAGATTCTGACAGACAAAATGATATACCAATAACAAGAATTAGTAATTCTACATATTCAACAATTCCTAGTAAATTAACACAAGGCAGACCAATCCAGGTATGGATAAATAGACAAAGAGAAGCTCCTCAAGTTAATTTTTGGCCTGTACCTGATTCAACAGAAACTTACACTTTTTGTTATTATTATCTTAGAAGGGTGTATGATGTAGGAGATACAGCTAGTCTTAATGCAGATGTTCCTTTTCGTTTTCTCCCAGCTCTTGTAGCTGGTCTTGCTTTTCAAGTAGCAATGAAAAGACCAGAACTTGCTGAAAGAGCTGTCTTATTAAGAGATTATTATATGGAACAATTTGATTTAGCAGCTCAAGAAGATAGAGTAAAAGCATCTATTCAATTTATTCCTTATAGTTATAGTTATGGTGAATAAATGGTAAAGTATGCTTCAGGTAAATATGCTTTCGGTTTTTGCGATAGAACTGGTTTTAGATATAAATTAAAAGATTTAAAACAAGAATTTGTTGGAGGAAATCGTACTGGATTTTTAGTTGGCAAAGATGTTTGGGATAAAGACCAGGGACAAAATTTTCAAGGAAGATATGCATTTCAAGACGCACAAGCATTGCCTTTTGCAAGACCAGATTCTAATTTAATAGAAAGCAGAAGAATGTTTTCTTTTAATCCTGTTGGAAATGGAAATGCAGGAGGATCAGGAAATTTAATAATAACTGGATCAGTTGGTTCTGTAACAATAAAAACGAGTTAAATTATGTCATATACTTATACTACCTTAGTACAAGCAATTAAAGATTATTCTAATACAGATGAAACTACATTTAATAATAATATAAATAATTTTATAACAAGTGCAGAAGATAGAATACTTAGAACTTGTCAATTACCTAATTTTAGAAAAAATGTAGAAGGTCAAATGTCAGCAGGAACTCAGTATCTTTCAACACCTTCAGATTTTTTAGCACCTTTTTCTTTATCTGTTACAGATTCAAGTAAACAATCTTTTTTATTATTAAAAGAGGTAGCTTTTTTAAGAGAAGCATATCCTAATGCATCTGTACAAGGAGAACCAAAATACTATGCATTGTTTGATGATGATACCTTTATGTTAGCTCCTACACCAACTAATGGATATATAACAGAATTACATTATTTTTATAGTCCTGCGTCTATTACAGAAGTTTCAAGTGGAGAAACATGGTTAGGAACAAATGCACCAGAATGTCTTTTATATGGAAGCATGGTTCAAGCAAATCTTTTTATAAAAGGTGAGGCTGATATGCAACAACAATATGAATCACAATACCAAGAGGCCATATTAAGATTAAGAAACGAATCAGCAGGTAAAAGCATGCAAGATAGCTATAGATATGGACAACCTAGACAAGCAGTAGAATAAAGGAGAAAAATTAATGTCAATAACAGAAGGTATAGGATTATCTATAGGAAATGTAATTGTTACAACAACAAAAAATTCAGGACATCCAATAGAGTATTGGGCAGAACAAGCAACAAACAAAATTATACAATATTCAGATAATATTGATCCTGTATTGCAACAACAAGCAAAAGAGTTTAGAAATAATATTTACACTGTTGTATTAGATTACATGAAAAAAGCTGTTCAATCAGATAGAAGTACATTAATATATACATTAGAAAAAGAAGGCCACAAATGTGGCTCAGATATAATTAGGAGATTATAATGGCGATAACGCAAGCAATGACTACTTCTTTCAAGCGTCAACTTTTAGAAGCAGGTCATAATTTTAAAACATCAGGATCAGGTGGTAATACATTTAAAATTGCTTTGTATACAAATGCAGCAAGTTTAGATGCAGGAACAACTGCATTTACTACAACTAACGAAGCTACTGGAACTAATTATGTATCAGGTGGAAAAGTATTAACTAATGCAACACCTGCTACTTCAGGCACTACAGCTTTTTGTGATTTTAGTGATGTTACTTGGTCAGCTAGTTCTATTACTGCAAGAGGAGCACTTATTTATAATACAAATCTTTCAAATGCGGCTGTTGCTGTTTTAGATTTTGGTGCTGATAAAACATCTACAAGTGGTGATTTTACAGTTCAGTTCCCAACTGCTGACGCAACAAATGCTATAATAAGGCTTGCATAAATGCCTCATTTTAGTCTGAAAATATCAGATAGAGTAAAAGAAACTACTACTACAACAGGTACAGGCACTCTTACTCTCGCAGGTGCTGTTGATGGATTTCAGGCTTTTAGTATTTTAGGTGACGGAGCAAGAACGCAATACGCTATCGTAGACACAGCAAACAATACATTTGAAACAGGAATAGGAACTTATACATCTAGTGGTACTACATTAAGTAGAGATTTTGTTTTTGAATCATCTAATTCAAATGGATTAGTTAATTTTGGTGCAGGTGAAAAACAAGCATTTGTAACATTACCAGCAGAAAGAGCAGGTGTTTTATCTGCTGTTGATATATCTTCTGCTTCAGGAACTATTAATGGAGCACAAAATGTTATACCTGAAACAACAGGTGGATTTACACTAGGTGCAGTATTTACAGCAAAAGATGGAACAACAATAGGTGCAAATGGTTCAGTGACTGTTTTTGATGATGCAGTATATTATATTGCAGATACAGCATACGCTAACGAAGTTTCTCCTTTTTGGTCTTCTGGCACAATCACAGAAATTACAGTTGCTTTAGGACAATTTAATGTGGTAGGCTCGGTAGCAATTACTGGTTCAGGAAGCGTTGAAGTTATTGACGCAACTTCTCATGCCACACTAAACTTAGGTGACACAGTTACATTAAACGCATAGGATAAAAAAATGTCATTATTAACAGTAGATCAAATACAATATAACGGAGGAACAGCTCTTACCTTACCAACAGCAACACCTAGTGCTGGTGATATGTTGCAAACAAATGGTTCAGGCGTTCTTTCATGGAGAGATAGACTTCAAAAAGTAACAAATGCAGCAGGAACAGTTACTTACACAACCCCTGCTAACATTCAAGCAGGAAAAGCATTAGGAACAGGTGGAAGTACAACTTTAGGTTGGTATGCTGCTGGTGGTGATCCAATGAAAATAGGTTCTCATATTGGTTGGAGGCTTGCTGATAAAGCAGATTTTAATGCTACTATTAATACTTATGGTGGAACTGAATCTTCTTCTGGTAATCAAGGTGTTTCGACAATGAATTTAAAAATACCTGATAGTGTAAATGCTTCAGATGTTTCTAGTTATTATATGGAGGCTTATGGTCTTGCAGCACAAAATGGAGGTTGGTATCTTCATATTAAACCTATTGACTCTAGTAATAATCCTATTGCCTATTCTCAAATAGGTCATCTTAGTCAGGCTTCAAGTAATAGTTATGGTTTTAATTATAACACAGGAACTTATAATTACATTAAAATAAATGATGGACCTAGTGGTACATCAATGCAAAATGGTTCAGTTAATACTACTTATGGTGATTGGAATAGATTACAAACTCAAAACAGTAGTATGTCATTTAGAGACTTGAATTTTCAATTACAACATTACAATGCAAAGTACGATTTTGATGGTGTTGTAGAGGTAAATGGGTATCACACTGGTAATAATAATCAAAATTTTATGATTTCAACAGTTTATCAAGGAAGAGGTAATCAAGGTAATTTTTCAATGTCAACAGGTTATGCAGCAGGTTTTTCATTAGAATTGATGAATGGTGGTAATTGGAAAAAAGGAACTGTTTGTTTGTATTATTGTCTTAATGATGGTGCATAGGAGAAAAACATGAGTATTTTAGTAGTAAATAGTTTAAAAAATTCGGCAGGTAGTGCTCCAACTTTAACCATACCAACTACAGATGGTACTGACGGACAAGTTATACAATCATCAAATAACGCAGGTAATCTTATTTTTGGAGGAGCTCAGTTAGAAGCACAAAACGGAACTAACATAACTTTTCCTGCAAGTGCAGCTGATGATCAAACTTTTGTTACGGATGCAAATGGTAATTTAACAGCAACTACAGCTGGTGCAAACCCAATGAATAATGAGGAAAATCAACAAGGAGCAAGACTTCTTGATAAGTATGTATTTTCAGGAGGAACAGCTGCTTCTAGTGTTAGTTTAACTGTACCAACAGGTTACACAAATACTGATTTAAATACTATAAGAACAATGAAACTAGTTATAAGAGGTCTAGGAACGGCAACAGGTAGTAGTTGGAGACCTTCATTACAGTTAATAGAACAAGATGGAACAGATTTCTTTGGCAGTGGTGGGTCTAACACTAATGCTACTTACTCTAAAATGGGAATACAAGGTAAATCAAATCAAACAGGAAGTATAAATCAATCTAACTCTGGTCAAAAACAGTATTTTACTAGATATACTAATTATAGAACTGGTAATGGACCTAGTAACGAAGATTATTTTAGTGGAACTACTATAAGTCAAGACCAAGCAAATAATGCAGCAGGTCTGCTTAATGCTGTTTTTTATATTAATCCTGCTAGCTCTCCTTCTGTAATAGCAAAGAGTGATTATACTACTAATACTGATGAGGCAGCTTATGTTAATGAGCAAGTATATTTAGGTAATCTGAATGGTGGTTTGGCTTCTGGCGATAATACAGGAAGACATCCAATGGGCATTAAAGTTTTTAATGCAGCTGGTTACAATTTTATTTCAGGTTTTATGGAATTGTATGGAGTATTTAAAGATGGAGTGGTAAGCTAATGGGTAAAATAGTCGTAAAAAAAATACAATCTCAAGCAAGCAATACTGCTTTTCAAATACCATCTGCTGATGGCCCTACAGGGCAAGTTTTAAAAACAGATGGCTCTGCTAATCTAGGTTGGACAGATAAATCATCAAAAATAGGAAGTGCTGGTATAGATTATACAATGCCTCCTT